ATTTTTTTCAAGGTGTCAGAGATCACTTTGAAAGTTTAGAAGTTAAAATAATAGAAGTACCAGAATGGGGTTTAGAGGGCGAAAGAGCAATATATGTTCGCCCTTTTACAATGAATGAAAAGGCACGAATATTTAAGGGTGCTAATGACTCAGACTTAAACGTATTAGTAGATGTTATAATTCAAAAATCAGAAACAAAGGACGGAGAGAAAATGTTTGATCTCTCTCACAAGCCTAAGTTTAAAATGAAAGCTGATACTGATGTTATTTCTAGAGTTGCTTCAGAGATACTTGCACAAGACAGTATTCAAGACCTTAAAAAAAAGTAAATTCTGACCCAGAACTATATTCTATCATAGCATTGGCTGAACGATTGCATATGTCTATTAGAGATGTATTGCAAATGCCAGTTCAAGAGTTTAATATGTGGTTGGCTTATTTTGAAATACAACATGATAAAGCTGAACAACAACAACGAATGAACCGCTAATGGCTACAAAAAAAGTAAATATAGATATAGTTGCTAGAGATAGATCGCAACGAGCCTTACAAGGAGTTAGAGGTAGTTTAGATAGAGTAAAAAAATCTGTATTTAATGTTAGAAACGCATTAGCTGGTTTAGGTGCTGGTCTAGTTATTCGTAATCTTGTTAATACAGGAAAAGAAATAGAAGGGTTACAAGTAAGATTAAAATTTTTATTTGGTAGTGCTGAAGAAGGAGCAAAAGCCTTTGATAAAATGGCAAAATTTGCTTCTAAAGTTCCTTTTAGTTTACAAGAAATACAAGCTGGTTCTGGAAACTTAGCTGTTGTTGCAAAAGATGCTGAAGAATTATCAGATTTATTAGAAATTACTGGTAATGTAGCGGCGGCAACTGGTTTAGATTTTAGAACTACAGCAGAACAAATACAAAGATCATTTAGTGCTGGTATTGGAGCGGCAGATTTATTTAGAGATAGAGGTGTTAGAGCCATGCTTGGTTTTAAAGCTGGTGCAACAGTATCTATTAATGAAACAATAAAAAGATTTGATGAAGTATTTGGTCCAGATGGAGAGTTTGGTGGAACTACTGATGCATTAGCAAAAACACTTGAAGGAACTTTATCTATGATTGGAGATAAAGTATTTAATTTTAAGAAAACATTACTAGATGCTGGTTTTTTTGCAGAATTAAAAAGACAATTTGGAGATTTAGATAAATTTTTAGAAAAAAATGCTGAAACATTAGATAGGGTTGCAGTAGAAATAGGAACAAAACTTGCTCAAGCTGTTGTTGCAACTGCTGAAGGAATGAAAACATTAGCTGATAATATGGATACAGTTAAGATTGTTGCGGCTGCTTTGTTATTAGTAATAGCACCAATACCTACATCATTAGGTTTAATAGCATTAGCAATTAAAAAAGTTAGTGATGAATCTGCAATTCTTAGAAGAGAAATGTTTGATGTAAAAGATTCATTTGAAGGTTTAAATGTTTTTCAACTTAACAAAGAATTAGAAGTTCTTGAAAATAGATTTAAAGCATTACAAGAATTATCGCCTTTAGAAAAAAAAGCTAAAGGTGCATCTTTTTCAAAAGAATTATTTACAATAAGTGAAGCAATAACAGAAATAAAAGCAAAAATTGCTTCTTTACAAGCTCTTGAAGTTAAATTTTTTCCAAAGTTACCAGAACAATTAAAGAAAGATACTTTAACAGTAGAGCAAGAATTAGAAAATCAATTAAAAGCATACAGACAATTTGCAAACATAAGAAGATACGAAGCGGCAGAACAAGCTAGAGAACAAGCCAAAATAAATAAAATGGGTTTAGATGAAATTCATAATAATACTTCTGATGCTTTAAGAGCATTAAGTGGTTTAAATAGAACTGCTTTTGAAGCATATAAAAGATTTCAGATTGCAGAAGCTACTATCAATGCTTTTAAATCAGCAAGTGCCGCATTTACAACTCATGCTGGAAATCCATTAATGGCTTTTGCTGTTAGTGCAAGTGCATTAGCAAAGGGTATGGCTATGGTAGCACAAATTAAATCTACTAACTTTAGGGCTGGAGGTGGTTCAGTTAATAAAGGTCAAGCATATATGGTTGGAGAAAAAGGTCCAGAGATGTTTGTACCAAGTGGTTCTGGAAAAGTTGTAGCTAATAATCAAATGGGAGGTGGTCAGCCTGTAAATGTAAACTTTAATATTAACACAGTTGATGCTAGAGGGTTTAATGAACTATTAACTAATAGTAGAGGTGTCATAGTAAATATGATTAATAGTGCTGTAAATGAAACAGGCAGACAGGCGATAGTATGAGTGGAGCATTACCAGATACATCATTTGATGCAATAAATGTTAAGAGTGAACAACGTACATTAGTTTCTACAACTGATAGCGGTAAAACATTTAGAAGGCAAATAGATGGGCAAAGATGGAGTTTCACAGTTAGTTATCCGCTTATGCCACGATCTACATTTGCACCAATACAAGCATTTATTATTAAACAACGATCACAGAAAGAAGATTTCACTATAACCTTCCCTAGCTATTTAAACGCACAGGGAAATGAAAATACAACTATCAATGTAAATGGAGTTCATGCTGTTGGTGATACAACTATTGATATAGATGGATTTCACGCTGATGGTGCTGGAAGATTAAAGGCTGGAGATTTTATAAAATTTTCTGGTCATTCTAAAGTGTATATGATTATGGCTGATGTAACTTCATCAAGTAATGCGGCTACAGTTACAATAGAACCACCTTTAACAACAGCTTTAGCTAATGATGAAACAGTAGCATTTGATGATGTACCTTTTACAGTTTATTTATCTAGTGATGTTCAAGAGTTTCAAGCTAATACAAGTAATAATGAAGGTAAGCCATTATTTAAATATGAATTTGATGTTATTGAGAGCATTTAATGTCAAGAGGATTAACAAGTTCTGTTAAAACTGAGTTAGCAACAGGTAATATAAATCCTGTTCATTTAATTCATTTAAACTTTGCAACACCTTTATATTTAACTGATTGTAGTTTTCCATTAACATCAAGTGTATCTGGAAGTTCTAGAACATATTCTGCAAGTGGTCATATTTTAGGAATAGGAAATACACAAGAAGGAGCAGAGCCAATTAAGAACTCACTTAATTTAAGTTTATCTGGAGTAGATCAAACATATATCGCTATCGCATTAAATGAAAATATTATTAATGATACTGTGCAAATCTACAGAGGGTTTTTAAATAGTTCTAACGCATTAATTGCTGACCCTTTTTTATTATACGAAGGTTTTATAGATCAATATTCAATAGAAGATGATACATCAACTGCTGGTATAGGATTAAGTATTACTTCACATTGGGGTAATTTTGAAAAAGTTTCTGGACGCAGAACAACTGATAATTCTCAACAAAGATTTTTTTCTGGTGATAAAGGTTTTGAATTTAGTGCATTAACAGTTCAAGATATTAGATGGGGTAGAGAATAATGTTTGGAGGTAGTTTTTTAGATAAATTTATTCCTCCAGCGATTGGAAAAGTTATAGGAAAATTTATTCCTTTTTTATCGCCTATACTTTCAACTATATCTATTGTTTCAATGGCTCTTACTTGGTTAAGAAAACCAGATGAGCCAGAATTTAATTTTGATACGACAGCAGAGAATATAGCAAAAGGTGTTTTATTAAATAAGACAGCCGCTAATGGTCAAATACCAGTAATTTATGGAACAAGAAAAGTTGGAGGTACATTAGCTTTTCTAGAAACATCTGGAACAGATAATCAGTATTTATATATGGCGTTAATTTTAGGCGAAGGAGAAATTGATGATATTACTTCTATATTTATAAATGACAATCAAGTTACTTGGTCTGGAGATTTAGCAGATAACACAGAAAGAACAGTTAATAGTTCTGACTCAAATTATTATAAAGATGGTGCAAGTTTAATTACAGTAAGACCTCATTATGGAGCAGAAGATCAATCAGCTTGTAGTTTATTAAGTACATTATCATCATGGACAAGTAATCACAGACTAAGAGGTGTTGCTTATTTGTCATTACGTTTAGAATGGAACTCAGACGCTTTTGGTTCTATCCCAACAGTTAATGCCATAGTTAAAGGTAAAAAAATTTATAATCCAAATTTAGATGGAACGAAAACAGGTGGCACAGGCTCTCACAGAGAAGATACTTCAAGCACATGGGAATATTCAGATAATCCAGTTTATCAATTATTAGATTATTTACGCAACGATAGATACGGAATGGGAATAGCAAATAGTTATTTTGATTCTAATTATGCTGATTGGCAAACTGCTGGTGATGTTTGTGATGCCAATATAACGCCATATTCTGGTGCAGATCAAATAGACTTGATTGATAGTCATGCAGTTGTAGATACCTCATTAAAAGTTATAGATAATGTTAATAAATTTTTAACAGGCTCTAGATCATTCTTAAATTTTTCTGCTGGAGAATATAAAATTACAGTAGAGAGTTCTGGTAGTGCTTCTATTACTTTAACAGAAGATAATATAATTGGTGGCATAGGTGTTTCTTCTAAAAATAAAAATGAACGATTTAATAGAGTCATTGTTACTTTTATTAATCCAAATAAAAATTACCAAGTAGATGAAGCACAGTTTCCCCCTGTAGATGAAACAGGTTTAGCTAGTGCAGATCAACACGCAACAATGAAAACAGCAGATGGTGGTATTTTATTAGAAGGTCGTTTTGATATGCCTACAATAACAAGCCCATATCAAGCCCAAGAAATGGCTGAAATAATTTTAAGAAGGTCTAGATCAAGTTTAGATGTTACACTAACAGCAGATGGAACAGCTATGGATTTAGTTGTAGGAGATATTGTAAACATAACTCACGCTACTCCAAGTTTTAGTGCTAAACCATTTAGAGTTTTATCAACAACATTAAATCCAGATAGTTCAGTTTCTTTACAACTTACAGAACATCAAGACAGTTATTATACATTTGGAACACAGCAAGAAGTAGCTTCAATACCAGATACAACTCTTCCAAATCCTTTTTCTGTTTCTGCACCAGCAAGTGTAACTTTATCAGATGAATTAATTATTTATAATGAAGGAACAGCAATAACGAGATTAAATATTTTAGTTGGTGCAAGTACAGATAAGTTTGTGCAATATTATCAAGTAGAAGTTAAGTTAAGTACAGAGTCAGATTTTTTTGTTTTATCAAAAGGAACACAATTAAATTATGAAATGCTTAATGTTATTGATGATTCTACTTACAATGTAAGAGTAAAAAGTATTAATAGTATTGGCGTTAGTTCTACATATACAAGTGCAAGTAGAAAAATTGTTGGTGCTACCGAGCCACCAGAAGATGTAAAAAACTTTTCTGTTAATATGCAAGGCTCAAATCAAATGCAATTAAACTGGGACTCAGTTGGTGATCTTGATATTTCTTATTATGAGATACGCTATCAAAATGTTCAAAGTGGTGGTCAATGGAATAAATCAGTAAACTGGTTACAAGTACCAAGAACATCTGGAACAACAATAACAACAAACGCTAGAAAAGGTGCTTTCTTAATAAAAGCGGTAGATAAACTAGGAAACGAATCAAACAACGAAACAATTATTTATTCCAACATATCATCTCTCCAAGCCTTTAATAATATATCTACATTAACAGAAGATTTAACTTTAGGAACGATTGATGCAGATGTTGCTTTATCGGATAGTTCTGGAACTAATTCTATTATACTTGATACAATAACTGACTTTGACGATACTGTTGGAAACTTTGATAGTGTAAGTGGTAATTTTGATCTAGGAGGAACTGACTCTACATCAAATCCAAATAATAATACTGCTAATATAGATAACGAAGGTTTTTATACTCTTAATCAATCTTTAAGTTTAGATGCTATTTATGATGTATCTTTTACTAAAAACATCACAGTAGATCAAATTGAAGATCCATACGATTTATTTGATGATGGTAGAGGGGTAAGTTTATTTGATGATGCTCCAGCACCTTTTGATGGTAATGACCCTACAAACGCAACAATAAATCTACAAGTTGCTACATCAAATTCAAGTCTTGGTGCGGCTACAGAATTTTTTAATATGAATACGACAACAACATATAAAGGTAGATATTTTAAATTTAGATTGAGATTAGCTAATGCTAATAATAAAACAAGAGCATTTGTATCTGGAATATCTGTATCAGTGAATATGGAAAAAAGAGTTGAATCAGAAAATGATGTTGTTTCTGGAACAAGTACAAAAGTTATTACTTTTGGAAAACCATTTTATGCAACACCAGCAATAGGTATATCAGCAGAAAATATGGCAAGTGGAGATTTTTATACAATATCCTCAAAAAGCAAAACAGGTTTTTCAATAGCATTTACAAATGCATCAAGTAGTGGTATTTCAAGAACATTTGATTATGTGGCTCAAGGTTATGGGTTGCAATCAACAAGTTAAAAAGGTAAATAACAGATATGGCTCAAGTTTCAGATGTAAGTTTAGCGAATCAAGGATTTTCGGCTTTTAGAACAGAATTGAATAATATTTTAGCGGCATTAAACTCAATGCATAGTGGAACATCAAGACCTAGTTCTGCTACTACAGGGACTATATGGCTTGATACTACTAACTCTGGATCTAATTCTTTAGAAATAAAATTTTTTGATGGCTCAGATGATATAAGTTTTGCTACTGTAAACACATCAGCAAATACAATTAACTTTATAGATAGCACAGTTTCTTTTGATATTGTTTCAGATACTTCACCTCAACTTGGTGGAGATTTAGATACTAATTCACAGAATATAAAAATAGATGATGCTCATGGTTTATTTGATGAAAACAATAATGAACAACTAATATTACAAACTACTGCGAGTGCTGTAAATTATGCAGAACTTACAAATGCGGCTACAGGAAATAATGTAGGTATTTCAGCAAATGGTAGTGATACAAATGTAGGTTTAGAATTTTCAACAAAAGGAACAGGAGCAATTAAATTTAATGATCTAGCGTATATTCCTCAACAAGCCTTAACATCATCATCAAACGCTGTAGCATGGGATAGTCAAGCTAAACCAAACGCATATCATTTAACAACAGAAAATACGACTTTCTCAGCACCAACTAATCCAGTTGAAGGTGCATTTATCTCATTAGAAATAAATTATGATGGCTCACATTCCATAGGGTGGAACACAGTTTTTGAGTTTCCAGCAAGTACAGAACCAACGGAAACAGCTACTAATGGCAAAACAGATATTCATGTATTTAGATACAATGGTGCTGTTTGGCAAGAAATTGGTAGATCAATGAATTTGAGTGAGAGTTAAAATATGTATGCAATAGTAGAAAGTGGTAGCATTACCCAAACATTTAATAATCCTAGAAAATTAGTTATTAATAATATTCGTTATTCAACTAAAATTTATTCTTTATGGTCAGTAGAAGAAAAAAAAGCCATTGGTTTATATGAAGTAGAATATGATAACACGAATAAAAAAGATGAAGCATGGTACATTAACACAAATCAAACATTAGCTTATGATTCTAGTGGTGATAAAGTTGTTGCAAGTTATGGTACAGCAACAGCTAGGGCTATTGCAGATGTTAATGAAGTAGATGATAATGGCGATCCATTATTAGATAGTAACGGAGATCAAATAGTTACTAAAGGTTTAAAAACTGTAAAAAAAGAAATGATAGATCAACAATGTGCTGGTATCTTACAGCCAAGTGATTGGCGAGTTATTAAAGCTAAAGAAACTTCAACAACAATGAATATTGGTTGGAAAACTTGGAGAGCGGCAGTAAGGACTAAATGTAATTCTATGCAAACTCAAATAGATGGTGCGGCAAATGTAGATGCACTAGCGGCTTTATTTACTTACACCGAACAAGAAGATAAAAGTGTAACAAGACCACTAGGCGAATTCCCTATAAAGGAATAATATGCCATTAATCCTCCCAGCAAGAACATTAGATAGTGGTTATGAAATAGATAATTCACTTAGGTTTAATTATGTGGATAGTGCTGATTTACGATTTACTCCTAGTAGTGCTGGAACAGAGGAAACTTTCACAATATCAGCATGGATAAAAAAATCTATGAATAGTGCTAATAGTGGAACTGGGGGTCAAGATTGTTATTTATTTAGTTCACAAACAGATTCAAATAATAGAACAGTTATGGGAGTATTTGGTTCAAGTGGTACACAAGGAATTTTTTTTGAAAACAAAGTTAGTGGTACATCTTCTTATGTAGATTCTGCCGCAACTTTTAGAGACCCTAGTGCGTGGATGCATTGTTTTTGGGCTATAGATACAACTCAATCTACTGATACTAATAGAGTAAAATTGTATGTAAATGGAAGTCAAATATCATCTTTTGACAGCACTTCATATCCAGCTCAAAATACAGTAACACAATGGAGTAAAGCACAAATAAATTATATTGGTTCAAGGGCGGGTGGTAATTATTATGATGGTTATTTATCTGAAGTCCACGTTATAGACGGACAACAACTAGCACCAACAGAATTTGGCGAAACAAATGATAATGGAGTTTGGATACCTAAACAATACACAGGCTCTTATGGAACTAATGGTTACTATTTAGAGTTTCAACAAACAGGCACAAGTCAAAACTCAAGTGGTATGGGTGCAGATACAAGTGGTAATACTAATCACTTTGCAGTTACTAACCTAACAGCAACAGATCAAACAACAGATAGCCCTACAAATAATTGGTGTACTTGGAATCCTTTAATTGGTAGAGCCGCCGCATACGCTACTTTTGCAGAAGGAAATTTAGACGCTGATTTTACAAGTGGTAGTGTATATTGGAGAGCTACAGGTTCTATTGGTGTAACAAGTGGTAAATGGTACGCAGAAATAAAATGTATTGATGATGGTGTAAGTAATGATTTAAAAATTGGTGTTGAACACGCAAGTCCAGACCAAACTACTATAGATGGTGTTCATAAAGTTATAGAATCATTTAGTGGAAACAAAGCTAGTGGTGGTAGTGCTTCATCTTATGGTGATACTTATACTAATGGAGATATTATTGGTGTTCTTTTAGATATGGATAATGGAACAATTAAATTTTCAAAAAATGGTACTATAATGGCAAGTGGTGCTTCAGCTTTTACTGATTTAATTAGTGCTATGCCCGAGAGTGGGTGGGCGTTTTTTGCTTACGGATATGATAATGCAAATGTTCAAGCAAACTTTGGTAACGCACCTTTCTCAATTTCAAGCGGTAATTCAGACGCAAACGGATATGGTAACTTTGAATATGCAGTGCCTAGTGGATACTATTCACTATGCACAAAGAACTTAGCGGAGTACGGATAATGGCTTATACAACAATAGACGATCCATCAGTATATTTTCAGACAGCTTTATATACTGGTAATAATAGTAATAGAAGTATCACTAATGATGGTAACTCTGACTTACAGCCAGATTGGATTTGGGGTAAATCCAGAAGTAATGCTGAT